CTGGATCGCCATGTATGCTACCGGACATGAAAGGAAGTGTTCTGCGCTCATGGACAGGTCTATTTCCTGGAACGAGTCTCCCTGAAGCAGTATCGCCCGAAGGCTTTCTCCTCCCCTGCCTACGTATGCAAGTACCGATCCGTTGAGCACGGCCTGGATCTTGCTCGAGCCGTTGTTGGATACCGGCGCCATGTCTAGATCAATCGGGGTTACTCCCGCGCCAACGTCGGTCCATATCTGCCGGTGCGTTCCGGTGAAGAGTCTGCTGCCGCCCTGAGCCCACAGGATCGAAGTGAGGTCGCTCTCCATAAGGTAGATGGCACTGTCGGCGACAACGTATCCGCCCACGTCGGTGAATAGAAAATCGGTATGCCGCATGGCTCCCGTGGTGGCTACCGGGGAGCGGGACAGAAATATCGAGGTTGGTTCGTTGTCGGTGGCGGCAAACCCGAGCCTGCCTGCGATTGAGAACACGACGGACGGATAGTTTCCGGCAGAGTTGAATAGCCGGTCTCCCGTGAACGTAGGGGTCGTTATGGTCCATGGCCCCAGGGTATTGGCTATGATCCGTGGAGCATAGTCGGGGTGGACAAGGTACATCTTGCCACCAGTTATTTCCGTCTTGATGTCAGCAAGGGCAGCCTCGGGCCATGGGGTGGTAAGATCTGCCTCGGCTAGTGCGCAGGTGCTCTGGCTCCACACCCTGGCCTTGAGGTTCGTAAGCTCGATGATGAAACAAGAAGCATCGGCGTCAACGTGCTCGATGAGCCGTGACTTGCCGTTTGACAAGGGGGCTCCTGCATACTTGGTGCCCGGGCGCTTCATCCAGCCGCCGTACTTGTGCGACAGTGCGTTCTGGCAGGTACGGAGGCCGGTCTGGTATCGGGCTGATTCTACCCTGCCCTCAAGAAGCGGAGAGACTTCTCCTGAAATGAAATTGTTTTGAATCAGCGAGATCGATGCCATTACCGGGCCTCATCATACCATTGATCCGCTTTACCTGGCTGAAAACGCCTGGCATCCGCCCTGACTGCTTCATCCATGGCAAGGGTGTTTTCTTGTGCCATTCTTGTCGCAAGCTTCTCGGAGGAAGTCAACGCTGAAGAAAGTAGAAAAGCCAGGTGGGTGCTGATAGCTCTTTTCAGATATCCGGGAAGCACACTGGGGTCAGCAGGTTGCTGGACGTACACGAGATACACTTCCTCGGCGTCGGTAAGGATCATGCCGCCTTCGGGGGTGTACTCAAGGGCTCCCGTATCGACCGATATGATATTAACGATGTCGGAGGGAAGGATGTAGGCATAATCGAAATCAGAGACATGGTCAGAATCAGAACGAGTGAGCTGGACCCGCGCCTTGATCGACCACGAACGCGCCGACAGCACAGCTTCGATGGCGTCTCCAAGGAATATGTTGACGTACTGAGTCAGCTCGTCCCCGGAGGTCAGCACGTCGATGTGGCCCTTTCCGATCCTCCCCAGCGCTCGGTTGGCTATCTCTACCCAGCTGTTGGCGTATTCTATTTCTGCCATGGTCTAGCTCTTCGCCTCGGAGATTGCGGCTATCAGCTCTTCCTTCTTCATGCCGTCAGCACCCTTGATGTGTAGGTATTTTGCTTCTGCCAGCAGTTCGGCTCTTGTACGCTCCACGTCAGCAGGCGGATGTTCCGTCGCATTGGCCAAGGGAGGCTTGTATTCCTTCCCGCTCCTGAGCGCTTCGAGCAGGGCTTTGGCTTCTGCGTCGATTGGAGCCAAGTGGTCGAACCCCCTGCCAGCGTAGAGCGCGGCTAGTTCTGCCGACAGCTCCATTTCGGTCCCGGCTTGGATGACTCCGCTTGGCGGGTTGACTGGAACCAGAAAACTGAATTTCATTTATTTCCTCCTATCCAGAGATAAGCCCCCGGATTGCTCCGGGGGCGGTCGATCAGTTCGGACCCGGCTCAATCCAGGCCGTCAAAGCTCCTGCCGTGAACACGCCGGTCGATTTGGGCATGGCCGACGCGCGAAGGTACGCGCGATGGGTAATGGGCACGGGAAGGCGGACCTTCGTACCCTTGGGAAGCGCGCCAGCAGTCTGCGCACCGGTGAGCAGGGCGGTCCACGAAGACCCGTCCGCCGAATCCTGGAGGATCGGGATGAACGAATCTATTGCGGCCAAAGCCGCATTGACGGAAAACACCGCCTCGTAGCCATCGACCTTTCCGGTCTGGTGCAGCGAAAACGGAGACTTGGAGTTGATCGCCCCAAGCTGCACACTGTCCGCGCTGTAAACCTGCACGTCTTTGGTGGCCATGGAAATCAGGCCAAATATCCACTGAGCATCACGAGCCATGATCCCCTCCTATCAGGTAAGCGCCGTCTCGGTGTCCAGGATTGATTCCCAGCACCTTACAAGCACACCGCCGATGGCGGTTACGGGGCCGAAGCCAGTGATGTCCCGGATGCTGTAGGCAGCATTGGACTTGTTGTAGGCGTCAGCGTCAATCTGACCCTTGAGGGTCCGGTTGGCGAACGCGACGGCATTACGTCCCATAGACGGGAGCTGGTTCTTCACCTTCTTCACATAGTCGGAAGCGGAAAAGATGTTGGTGGTACCAGTGGTCTCGATGTTCGCATACCTGATCATGGCACGTTCATTGCGGAGGACGATGGCGGCCCAGATCTCGTAATAGCGGACCCATGCGTACATATAGCCGTCGGCTTTGGGAGTCGGCAGCCGCAGACGGCCGCGATCCTCGTTCTTGAGGCCGGGCTGTCCGCCCTTGTTGTATGCGAGGTAGAACCCGGTGGGGCCGAACTCGAACGTCCAGAGAGACGTGAGGTCGGAACCAGTACCACTCGCGCCGACGCAGTATGACCCAAGGGTAGACCTGCGCCGCTCAAGAGAACGGAAGGCGTCGGGAGTGTCAGCTTCGTTGGCGGTAAGTAGCTTGGATGCCCAGTCCTGCATGATGCCTTCGAGGTTGAGGGAATCTTCCGAATCCCTGACCCGGTATGCGTCAGCACCGGCGAGTCCGGCAAGGGCTTTCTCGTCGATGATCGACTCAGCCGCATACATCTTGACCGGCTCAGTGATGAAGTCGGTCTCGCTGGACGCCGTGGTGATAGGTCCGTTTACGTTGGTGAAGCCACCAGCACCGATGCGCTTGGCCTGAAGTTGCTTGTTGTAGCCCTGATGCGTCGAGGGAAGCCAGGGAACCTCGTCCAGAATTTCGATGTTCTGAGCGATTGCACCCATGACGGCGGCCTCGTTGTCGAAGCCCGCGCGCTTGGTCACCTCGGGAAGCGTCAGGTAGCTATAGGCGTTGTTCACGCTCATAGTATGCTCCTCGAAAAGTAGACTTTGCGCGGCTTGTCTGTTGGTCTCTTAGCGCCGTCCTGTCCCCAGCGGGAGGCGGGCTTCTACTACCTGCTCGGTTTCGATGCCAGTCAAGTTCTGGTCTATTTCCGGCGCGTACCGTACAGCATTGCCGCTGTACCGCATACGCGGTAGAGAGAAAGTCAGGGGCGGGACTCGGACCCGCGATCTCCGGCTTATGAGGCAGGCGTCGTAGCCGCTAGACTACCCTGGCACACCCCGGCTTCCACGGGGTCCATCGCGTCGCGCCCGGGGGAAAGAGGTAGAAAACCCCAAACACTCACGACTGCTTTATCTACAAGTATCACCGTTCAGACAAATAAGTCAAGCCTTCTTGCCGTATGCCTTCTCGAAGTCGTCCGAATACTGCATGGTCGGCTTGGCCTTCTTCTGTTCAGGCGTCTGAACAGGCGGGACCTCTTCGGGCTTGGGAATCCCTTCCAGGATGTTGTCCAGTATATCGCTCATGCGTTCTCTCCGTACTGCTTGTTGAACTCTGGAGAGTATGAACTCCCGAATTGTCCCTTGCTTTTCGATGCCGCCGTGCCTTGACCATCTATGTATGGCGCGTCGTCCAGCTTGGCCGATATCTCGGCGATCTTGGTAGCGAAAGCGGGATTGAACATGAGCCCCGAACCGGCGATCTCTTTTACCAAGGCCTCGTCGCCGATGTGCTTGGTCATGAAGGCGGTGAAGCGATTGGTAACTTCATCGGCCTTCTTCTGGTCCTTGCCCACCGATTCCAGCAGGCGAGCCGGGAAGGTCTTCTGCGCCTCCGCTTTGGCTTGGGCCTGTGCGTCGGTGCCGGTCTTCACGAGGCCAGCAACGAACTCGAACACCTTGCCCGCCTGTCCCTTGGTGAATCCCGCGGTCACGGCCAGCGCCCTTGTTGCCTCGGACAGCTTGTCTACCTCCGGGGTGCCTTTGTACTTGGCCGCATCGAATGCGTAGTCCTCGGGCTTCTCGGGGATGCCCATGCCCTTTTTGAACGCTGCCACGTCTTCGGGGGTCGCGGTCTTGGGGTCCGGAATGATGACGGCCCGCGACAGCTTGCCTTCCATGTCGATGTGCGCGTCCACGAGATCGTTGAGCTTCGCGTACTTGTGAAGCTCCTTTTTGTCCCTGCGGTCGGGCGATATCTGCGTCAACCAAGTCGGGGGACCTGCGGGCTCGGCGGGCGGGGCTCCAGCTCCGGGGTCATCTGGCGAATAGAAGAATTTCAATCTGCCTCCTCTGCGGCTACCATAAGCCGCTGCTCGTTCAGGTCTTCGTCATTGGCCGTTCCTACGATGGCCTTGGCGAAGTTGAATGTATTCTTTGGATGGATCGCTCCTATCGAGTTCAGGAGCCGGTTCACTTGTGCGATCAGTTCGGGGTTCACTGTCTCGGGATTGGTCGAGTAGTATCCTGCCTCGTCCATCATCTGAGCGATGGTAATGACCGCCTCGTCCTTAGCGTAGACGTTGCGGTACAACTGGCGCATGGACAGGGCGCGGTCGATCTTAGCTAGAACGAGGTCGCGTTCTTCTTTGTTCATATTTCACCCTTTACGCGAAATCCATTTCGGTACAGTTCAGTTGCCATTACCGCGACCTGCACTTCTTCATGCTGAATACCGTTGCATTCGAATACTGCATGCATCCACTCATGCACAAGCGTGGCGTCTCGCATGGGCCTCGGGATCTTGGCGTCGAGATAGATACGCGCCTCTTTTCCGCTCACCTTCCCGTAGTTGGTGTCGACCGGGGATGTGCGCTCGCGCATAGCGAACTGGTGATGTTGTCTGGATTATTTATCCTTTCCCCTTTCATCCCTGCCCTCCCTTCATCATCGATTCAACTGGGCTTCCCGCTTCCGGGGCCCTGTCCCCTGCCGCGAGCATGGTCGCCTGC